CCGATCGTGTTCAACAAAACTCGAGTGATCGTGTTGAACCAATCGTTGGGTTTCTGAAAGATCGCATCCACGACTGTAGACCCTTGGGTTTCTGAAAGGTCGAACGACATTTTTAGGGTTTTGAATTTTGCACAGAACGGCTTTCTATCATTCGTTTTGTCTATATGACGGTCTAACTGACCAATTTATTTATTTATATTTTCAGGGGTATGTTATGTTTTCAACGCTAGAAAGCTCGGATTCGTTACCCATGACGAGTGCCGAATCGATGTTCGAGGGGTTAATCGGGGGTGGCTTCGAAAGCTCGGATTCGTTAAACCTGACGACTGAAGAACTAGATGAAATTCTCGGTCCACCCAAGCTCGAAATGAGCGAGCCCATCCACGGGATGTTCAACGGGGTAGTCATGAGTGGCTACAACCAAAAGGACCGTGTGGTTGACCTGAAAAAGATACTCGAGAAAGAACTACTCCCGAGGTCTCCGATAGGTAACGGGTTATATCTAGAAACCACTGAGCTCACTGGAAGGTATGGTAGAATGACCAAGGGCTTTTCACATACTCTTGAATACGGCAAAAATGGTGATATCGATATGAAGTTCTTTACAGTGCAGATTATTTTACTTGTCTCTGATGATCACGGTGCAAGCCGACAAGTTTCATTCAATATCTATGCAAATGGGAAGATCAGGTTCTCGGGTGGCTACATCGGATCCGACGTTGACCCTCAACCAGGTGCTATTCGTCGTTTCGTTATCGATTCATACACTGACGGGGAGGCATTCTTCTTCCATCAAATCAAGCTGACTAATGCATCTAGTCAATTTCAATTTAACGGTCATATTACCTGTATGGATCGCCTAGAACTTCAGTGTATGGTTTTGGGGGGGGGGAAACATGGCGTTGTAAGTGTGAAACCCGGAACTTACATTGAACTCAGAGAAGGTGTGAAAATATCTCTATTAAAAGATGGGAGGGTTCAAATACTTGGTGCGGATGATGCTTCAAGATTCATGGAGGCGTACACTATCACAAAACAATTCTTGCATAGCGTTCATCTCGACAATCAAATCACCGTGACTGGCACTTTTACAAAAAAGGGTAAAAAAAGGACACTTGAAGGTGGAGTCAGCCCCAGTCCCAAAAAGCAACTCATCCACGAGGCAAAAACCCTAGGGGTCGTGAACTTCCGTGTTGGCAAGCATCAAGCTACCCGTAATGCCAGCTGTGGTGATATTCGTGAGATGATTTCAAGAAACAAAGACTCGTTGGACAACCAACTCGCGATGTGTGAGAAATTTATGGAGACTAGCGATTTCGATTTCGATGAGGGGAATTATTAGTTTTTAATTACAAGTTGAAAACCCGTAAACAGGTTTTAAATTCATAGACACTTCACGATCATGCTCACGGATATTATCAAACGTAAGGCAATGATTTTTCTTTGCCTTAAATTCCTTGAATGCTGAATCGAGTGACGGAATCTTGAACTGTACTTCAACCAGTCGTCCTGTTCCTGGTCTGTGTCTACCCCGTAGAGATGGCTTCACCACGACGTAGTATAGATAGTGTTCGTAGTGCACACCACATGATGCACACATGTCAGCCTTTAGAAAGGGGTTAGCAGTCACGATGTTCCAACAATTGCCACACCTTTTGTCACTGTCCCGCGTGACAGATTGCTGATCGATCTCGTCTGTGTTGTCTATGATCGATTCCTGTGTCTCTGTTTCGAATACGTACTCGATAGATTGAGTTGACTCAATGGGTTCGTACTCAATCGACTTCGAGGGGTTTAGGATCTGCTGTGACAACATGGTCGACATAGTGCTGTGCTGTGTGAAGTGAAGACACATCGAGGTTTTTAGAGGAAAAGATAAAATCTACGAAAAAGCCTAAGTCAATATCTACGAAAAAGCCTAAGTCAATAGATCCGAAAAAGCCTAAGTCACAAAAAATCGCAGACACCTGTACAGAAAGTCGAATAAAAAAAGGCGGGAAATATATAACTCCTTAATGATGAGTTAAAAATGTAATATATACTCTTGTGTCGTAACTTAGTCTTACATGTCTGTAAATCATCAAAATTCCACCTAAGTCGATTCGTCCTCACGTAAAAGTCTCCTGCAGTTCTTTTTCGACAAGTGGTTCGGTTCGATCGACTGTCAAGCACACACACACCTGGTGACACACTAGACGAAAAGTTTAGGTTTCAAGTAGTAAGAGGTAAGGGAGCACCATGTTCGTGGGTTTCAGGCTTTTTCATAACGATTTGTCGAGTGAACCACTATTCGATGGGTGGGTGTAGACAATCGACGAAAAGTAACAACGACACTATTTTTCGTCTCGATTCAGGGTTGTCGATGACACTACCCCACCATGTCATATACCCCCATTCAATCTGATTGATGGGTCAATCTAGCATCCCGATCAATCAGATTGAATGGGGGTTATTGATGCCTGGAACAACGAGTCCTGGGTCATCGAGACGAAAAAAAGTGTCGTTCGGACACACATTAATTTTCCCATAACCTATGAAAGTTTTCAACTGACCAGTTTATTTTCAGGGTATGAGTTCCTTTTCACAGTTTGAGTCTGCCGAGGTTGATATCGATTACGATGAAATACTCAATGAGCTGGGCTTGGTTGAACCCAATTATGAGATACTCAATGAGCTCGGGCCATTTGGACTTGAAATGAGTGAGATCTCCCACTCGATGTTCAACGGGTTAGTCAACGAAGGCTTCGACCGAAAGGCTCGTGTGGTCGACCTGAAATCGATACTCAAAAGAGAACTACTCCCGAGGTCTCCGATAGGTAACGGGTTATATCTACAAACCACAGAACTCAAAGGAGTGTATGGTCGATTTACATCGGGCTTTAGACATACTCTCGAATATGGCAAACAGGGTAATATCAATGAGAAGTTCTCTACAGTGCAGATTATGGGTCTTGTCTCTGATGATCACGGCGGTGCAAGCAAAAAGTTTTCATTCAATATATACGCAAATGGAAAGATCAGGTTCTCTGGTGGCTACATCGGATCCAATGTTGATCCCCAGCCAGATGCCATTCGTCGTTTCATTATTGATTCATATACTGACAAGCAAGAATTCTTATACAACCCTATCGCGTTGAACAATACATCTTGTCAATTCCAATTTAACGGTCATGTCAAATGTATGGGTAACCTCGCACTTCAATGTTGTGATGGGAAACACGATGTTGAAAGTGTAGTATACGAGCCAGAATTGAATCCTAATGCTCGCATCAACCTCAAAGGAGGTGTGAAAATATCAATCACAAGAACTGGGAATGTTCAAATACTTGGTGTGAGTAATTCTTCAAGACTCACTGACGCATGTGCGATCGCACAAAATTTCCTGTATAGTATTTATCGTGACACAGAACTCCTCGTAATCGAGGATTTTACAAAAAAGGCTAAGAAGGGTAAAAAGACAAAGATCACCCCCAAATCACGGCTCATAGATGTTGCGAAAAAGCTTGGGGTTGTGAACTTCCGGATAAAAAAGGGCAAATATACCCAGAATGCCCAAAAAAGTGAAATTCTCAAGATGATTTCCGAAAAACTCCTTAAAGGTAAGAAACGTCTAAACACAACATGAATGACGTGATGGAACTGAGAATGTTAATCAATAGGGTTCTTCTTCCAAGGTTGCGTAAACTGGAAGATGAAGTCAGAACTCTTAGAAGGCATACATGGCCATATGTCCAAGCGAATAAAGAGACGAGTCAACTAGATGACATGAAATCCAAAATAGAATTCATGAAAAACTTGGAGGATGAGATCATCTGCGACTTGTTATGTAGAAAATCACGACTATCATTAATCACTGGTTCACAGGGTAGGGAGTATGATATTATAAAATCTCACACTTAAATATAACATGGCTCTCATTTTGTTAGCTTTTATTTCCTCTCTTTCTTTATCTTCTTCTACTGTTACTGGTGTATATGTTGGTGGTTTTATCCCAAAAACAGGACCTCATATTCGAAAAGTATCAGGGGCGAGTGAGCTTTTTTCGTCAGGAAATATGGATTTCTACGACGACTATTTAACTGACCCGACCAATCTCACCCAGGATTCCGGTTTGTACGCAAATAAAGAAGAAGAGGTTGATAAGTTTTGTTATGATTTGAAAACTTTTAACAGGTGGTTGGAGGACCCAGAAACAGATGTTACAGAAAAAGTATTTACACTAGGGGGGATGAAATCATCGGGTGATGTGACGAGAGCAGCTTTTGGAAAACGTGACGAAGTATACTTGCAGACCCCTGTCAAGGAGTATTGTATAACTGCTGATGCGGCTTAGAAGAAATTATCAGTCTTGTACATATTAACCGTGAATGGATCAGTTTTACCTGTTATTGAAACTGCTTCATTTCCATATAGCTCACGACATCCAACGTCGTCCATACAGTCCCTTGCTTCGTGATTTAAAGGTATGGGGTATAGATTTTCACCCCCAGTTGTTGTGTAGTAATGGTATCGATCGCGACGACCGCGAACCTCTTTCCCGTAAAGAGGTCGGGTCTCACCCTCATCGTTGGTTAAGAGCCCCATCTGCTGCATAAATCCTGGTTTATATAACTTTACAGGGGGGCCTCTAAATTCTGGTTCTCGTCTTGGAACCATCGTTGGTAGCCTCGGTGGCATGGGAAGCATACTTTGGGTCGGTGCGTTTATCGTGACAACCGTGGGATTATACCACATATAAGCGACTGCTACCGTTAAAACGAAAAGTATGATCCACGTGACCTGTGTTCTGGTTTTGTTCTTCATTACAATTACTGAGATTTAAATTAAAGACGACAATTCTTATATTTAAAGATGAGGGTATTGGCTATAGACATTGGATATCACAACTTGGGTATTGTTCTCGCTGAATCCGCGGCGGGTCCATCGATAAAGGTTGAGTATATGAAGAAGATTAGTCTCGCAGACTACAAGTACTTGAAAAGTAATGACATGGTAGATTTAGTTCCTTTATTTGTAGAAGATCACAAAGATATTTTCGACTCAGCCGATAAAATACTTATAGAGAGACAACCCCCGGGTGGATTTACAAATATAGAAATACTGTTACATTACATGTTTAAGGATAAAGTTCTTCTCGTTCACCCAACGAGTATGCATACTCATTTCGGTATAAGGCATCTAGATTATGAAGAACGCAAGGAAAGAACCACGTCTATAGCTGAGAGACATTTAAAATTTGAGATCCCATATGAGAGGAAACATGATATAGCTGATGCATTGTGTATGATAATCTACGACAACTTCAAATCCACTACGCACGCTTTTGATAGATTTCGTTTTGCTTAAACGTGAGCAAGTGTCTGATACTTTCTACTGCGAAAGGCTCGATGTTGTAGAGAACAGCGATGATACCTAAGGCAATTGCAATCTTGATGAAGATACCACTCTTCTTGAAGAACTTGTCAATTATCCTGTGTAGGAAGAGATTGGGCAGCGCAAAAGCGACGATTAGAGAACCGAGCGCTGTTGCGAGTGCATCATTCTCGCTACCAGTCTTCTTGAATTGTTTGACGGAGAGCATCGCTATCGAGGTCAGCGCGATGAGGTCAATCAACACCTTACCAATCTCCTGACCGAAGGTATCCGCGTTGTGAGGGTAAATCGAGACCTGGGGATGGATAGATGCCGCTCCTGCGAATTCATTCGCGAACGCACCGAGCTTGTACAACATCATTTACTATTAGCATTTATTTTTTTCTTCAACGTAGTACCTTCAACCGTAAATCGTTCAGAATCACTATAAGTGTGAGTGCTAACAAACATGGAACGAGGTATTGTAAAATCGCTTCGAAAGTAATTATGATGCGCTCGGCGGTCGTGACACTTCTTTCCACAACTCCAAACACCGTTCCCACAACAACGAACGGAGTGCAAATAATTTGAATCAAACATTTATTGATTTCGCGTCTCGCGCTGATCAGTTTCATAATACGGTCGTGATTAGCGAATAGTTGCGCATATTTCTCGGAATGTATGAAATAGAGTTGTGTAATCTTATATTCATATTGTAGATACTGTTCATAGATACGAACTGAATACAATACAGGTGTCAGGACTACGATACCTATACATACAGGTTTGTACATACATCGTATACGATCCAAAACTTTATATCATGTTCGCACTTTCCCTTGCTAATGTATCAACCTCCTCATTTTTTGGATTTCCGTTATGTGCCTTGACCCACCTCCATTCGACGAGTTTCAGTTTATTACGTGCTTCATCGATAGCAACCCACAACTCCTTGTTTTTAACAGGTGCACCGGTGGAAGTCTTCCAACCGTTCTTCTTCCACTTGATGATCCACACAGTAATACCGTTCTTCACGTAGTTGCTATCTGTAAATATACAAACCTCTTGGATATCCCTCCTCGAACATTCCTCGAGGGCTTTGAGAATCGCTGTCATCTCCATCTGGTTATTTGTGGTATTAGGTTGTCCAGCAGTGAGTTTAAAGTTATCACTGACCACACCCCAACCGCCACGTCCAGGATTTCCCAAACAACTTCCATCAGTGTAAACCTCATACATGATTCTCTTACGAACTATTTTTCTAAGTATATTTCGAAATCGAAAAGTATTTCCGATTTCGAAAAAAAGTCAAAGTATTTGAAAAAATATCAAAGTATCATTGACGCATCTTGTTACTAGAGTCTTTGTCAAAGAACATACTCAATATTTCCGCGATGAGAATGAATTGGTGAGACATTACTGTCATCTTTGCAAGATCAGTCCGTGGAACATAGTCACCATATCCTACGGTGCTCATAGTGGTGAAAGAAAAATAGAACGGGTCGATCCAACTAGTGAAACCGAATGCGTTCTTGTCAGCCTTGTCCATAATCATGTAAATGAAACCATATACGATGGTCGTCACTAAGAAGGCTACAATTTTCATAGACATTTATAATGTGCTGAGATAATTAAACAGGATCAACTCTCGGTAATTGCTCATCTCTGCTTCTTCTTCTAATATTCTGCAAAGCCCCAATCCACCTAGATACCGCCCGCCCAGAGCCAGTGACAGAAGCAGCGTCTTCATTTACGACGATACTTAGACCATTGCATACATCAGGTTTATTCTCTTTATCTGGGAACTGTACCAAGAAAGCCTGGATAGTAATAGATGGTATATCAGGTGAGTCATCAAGTAGTTTATCGTACTCTTCCCTACATTTCATAATGAACTCAACCACATTATCCCGATGCTTGGTATCAAGAGAAAGTTCCATGTCAATACTTCTATAGAATTTAGACCATTGCACACACTGCGCGGAGTGTGCTTCTGAAAGACTTAAACTTTGACTAAATTTACTGATAGACGAGAGAATACCAGCCAACACATTGAGAAATGCAAAAAAGTATTGGATTATCATGATATTATTCTTTGTGTCAGTGGAAATATCCTCACTCCCACTTGGATTTAACACTGCAAAACCACCAACACCTGTTATACTCGCTATAACTATACTCGGGTAGGCTAACCAGTCATTCTGTTTCTTATAGAATAGGCGCGCATGATTGTGCAGCCAACGATATCCAGCCGCCTTTTCTGCCCATTTTATAAGCAACTTTTCTTGTTTTTCACACCATTCACACTGTTCGTCTTGATTAACACTCATGGTCTATTCTACACTGACAGTTTAATCAGTTTCCCCTGGTTATTTTTGAAGCTATCAGAAAAGATTCAAAACGACTTGAAACCTCTCCCAAACTGCGGAGAGGTGTTCAAAATCAAGAACGAGCTTTGAATTCTTTTTTTCGTAGCCAGAGGTCATTCCAAATAGATTCAAAACCGCCTTGCAACCATGTCATGCACAAATCTATCAATTTACAAGCGTTTCATCACCGTTTTGTGGTTTACGTGTTTCATTATCCATCTAGGACTTCAATATGGTCGAGGGTGGCTTCGTCGACTTGTAACAGTTTACCGTATGGACACAGCATGTCACTTTCATTTTCACGGACCTCTATGGCTAGCTAGGGCTAGTTTTCGTTTTTCGTTTTTTTGATTTATTTTTATTCTTTCGTTTTTCGTTTTCAGTTTCAGTGTTTTGAAACCTTGGAACCCGTCAATCACCTTTTTATCAGTATTTAGTCAGGGATTTCTGGAAATAATTAATCACGTTTTCGAGACTAGACACCAGTCATTTCACGATTTTACAAAAAAATTTCATTTGGAAATTTTCATGGGTTTTGAAAATGGAAATGGAGACGAATTTTGAAACTGGAAATCATTCCACGACGCACAGGCAAAGCCCTGGAATTTTTGCGATAGGGGTGATTTTTGCCTGATTTTGACCCCGATCGTGCTCGCACGGCGACCGTGCAGCGAAAAGTGACTCGATTTTGCCCAAAAACAATATTTCCAGTCGAGTATAGTCAAAAAAAATCCAAAAAAAATTGTCTCTTCCAAGGACAAAAAAATGTCGCAAATCGATGAGGTGTGTGTGAAAGAGCCTCAGTGCTGTGAAATTTTTGATCGCTTCTGCTTCGGTTGTCGAGAGATTCAGATCTTGAAGACACAACAGTCTTACAGGGAGAGACTAAGACGACTGGTGGTTGTCCCTGCTAGAGAAGGCTGTTCGCGTCTGAGAACTATCGCACACAACTACACCCCAGACTTCTTAGAAGCAATGGAAGAACTCAGCAAGCTGTATCAGGCATGGAATTACAAGGAAAAAAAAGGTTTAGGGTACTTCGCGTCATGGATTTGGAGACGAGAGATAGAACACCTTAAATCTCAGGTCATAACCAGAGTTGAAGACATCGATAGTGAAAGAAAATGTGATGTGGGTTTCGGGTTGATGTTCAAGGAGTTCATTGAGACTGGTAAGATCAATGACCTTGAGGAGATGCGTCTGAAACTCCCACACAACTACACCCCAGACTTCTTAGAAGCACTGGAAGAACTCATCGAGCTGTATCAGGCACGGGCTTTAAAGTCCAAAAAAGCTGCCTTCCGGTCGAGCGTTTGGAGAGAAGAGATGAGAACCCTTGAATGGAAGGTCATAACCAGAGTTGAAGACATCGATAGTGATACATGGGAAAGTGATTTGGGTTTAGGGCAGAAGTTCAAGGAGTTTATCAAGACTGGTAGCTTCAAGAGGCTTGAGGAGATGAGAGGCGTCATATCACAACCAGCTGGGACCACTCACTATTCGATTGCGTACAACCATTCTATTGCCGGAGTTATTACTCCGACATGGCAAGTATGGGATGCCGTTACTGGCATTGGTCAATCTGATCAACTTACGATGCAAACCAACACTGGTGTTCGAGCACCTAGTTTTCCGGAAGCTATTAAGACTGTATCTTACAGTGGATGGTATTCTGAAAGTGGTGGTATTTACACCTACCTCGGTCGCAAATCGTAATCATTATCCGTTGCGCAGCCGTCATGCCGCGCTATGCCAGACACCACCTGCCTGAATTGTTTACCCCCGACGCGACACGCGCTTGGTCACAGAAAATCCGTACTAGGTACGCTTGTGATACAGTGATTCGATTCTTGTTGTAACTCGACAAATCTTCTCGTCATAGTCCTGCCTCATGATAGCACACTCGTTCTCGATCCTATGTAACATTTCACTATTGTTCTGCGCGCATTCAGACAAGCATTTATATAATTGGGTCATGTTCATGTACATGAAATACAGGTCTCGTCTCTCGTGTGTAAGTCTATCCATCTTGGTTTTATATACTTCGTATTCTTTATCTACGAAATCTTCTTACCCTTGAAGATCTTTTGGAGATCATCTACAAACAGGTTGAAGTGTCCCAATCTATATTGGACGAGGGCCCAAAGTGTGAAAAACATAGTCTTGGTCATCTTGTTAACATCATTCTCTTCCATTTTGTATATGGGTCCAACCACACGACCCATGAAGGTTTCATCCTTATGTTTACCGGTTATGGCCATTTCAGCCTGAGTCAGGGCACAGGTGTCATCGTTTACAGACCAGTGGTAGAATATGAATGGAATAACCATGGAGTAGAATTCCAGATTTCTCTTGTCATTTAGGAAAGGTGTTACCAATATCCAGACGAGAAATATCAAGTGAATTATGAAAATTATATTCATCTAATATAAGATGAGCACAGATAAAAATCTGGAAGAAATGGCCAGAACGTGGAATGAACACCATGAAAATATACTGCGCCAGTGGGGTGAGCAGTCAGCCTGTTATAGATACATGCATCACCGTGCATTCTTGATGTTCAAGAAAATGAGTTTGCGATTTAATCTACCGGTCATTGTTTTATCGACTATCACGGGAACGGCGAACTTTGCCCAAAGCACTTTACCCGAGAGTATCAGGGGGGCTGCACCCGCTGTCATTGGTGGTATGAATCTCATCGCGGGTCTCATCGCTACGATAATGCAGTTCCTTAAAATTAATGAACTCATGGAGAATCACAGGACTGCGGCGTTAGGGCATGGTACCCTATCGAGAAATATTCGTTTACAATTAGCACTTCCTAGAGAGGAGCGTCGTAAAGAGGGTTTGAAATTTGTCGAAGAGTGTAAAGCTATTTACGACAGTCTTCTCGAGCAGTCCCCCTCTATTCCAAAACATATATTAGTCAGCTTCGACGAAGAGTATTACGGTGATGGTAAGTTTACGAAGCCCGAAATTCTTATTGTGAGGCCGATCCCGTTCTTAAAGACACCAAAAACGATTGAACCGATTCGGGCCATCACCGTAAACACCCCCTTCGAAAGGATTGGTAAAATGCTGGCACCCTCTGACAACGAAGAATCGGACGAGGAGGAAGAAGATTCTACACAATCCTCTGAAGAACTAGAGGACGCCGAACAAGGTATATCAAAAGAGTAAACATAAGTAAATTGGTAACAATAGTGCATGCGACGTATGGTAAAATTTTCCTTTTTAAAGGTTCTACGATACGTTTATGTAGTGCGGGATTCTCGAGCACTAAATCTATAGCTTGATTAGTAAGATCATCGATGGACTCTTTCATTAAAGTTATCAGACAAAAAAAAGTTGAAAAAGTTTATACGATTCACACAAAAGAAATAGAGTTGATACGGAAATTAATTGGGGAGGGGAAGAATGTTTTCATATGTGGGGCTCACGGTGTGGGTAAATCGTTCATCTTGAGAGAAGTGTTGCAAGGTTTCAACTCTGTCGAACTTTTAAGTGAGCACATGAAAACCAAGTCTTTGTTTTTACCCTTCATACGACCATCTACGAAACATGTATACATAGACGACTATGACCCCACGTTTAAACCCATAGTTGAAAGGGTTTCCGATGGTGACAGAATTTCACGGGGTTCATTGTTGATAACTACGACCAACATGTGTATGTATCCCAATTTTGAAACTGTCTTCATTCCCAAACATAAACCAGAAGTGTTATTAACCCTCGTGGACGAGATAACCCCCCTGAGAGAGGCTTCTGCTGTTAAATGTGACGGAAATATAAGAAACTTCTTATCGTATTCGGACGGATATGACATGATGGACGATTTCAAAACACCCAAGGAGTTCATAGCCGACGTTCTCTGCGATCCAAATCCTATACAGATACATGACAGTATATCGGAGCATGGTCACATCTGGGACATTTTTCAGGAAAACTACATAGACTCGATAGGTGTCGATGTCGAAAAAATAACTAGGGCGTTTTCAGATGCAGACTACTACGATACTCATATATATTCCCAAGGAATGTGGAATCTAATGCCTTATTTCGTCCTACACGCGTTGACTATCCCAAAACACGCCCTGGGTAAACCCCTAGATAGGGATAAGATACGACCTGGAAGCTGCTGGACCAAATTGGGAAACTACAAGATGAGAAAACAAAAATTCGAGGAGATAAAGAAAAAGTCGAGATTGGGTCTCGGCACGGAGGAATTGTGTCTTCTAAAGAATTATGCAGAGAAGGGGGACCTAAGTAAACTCATACATTATGGAATATCACCTCAAGATTTTGACGTGATCAACCATCTCGCGGTTGGTAACAACTTAAAGTCAAGAGAAGTAACTAAAGTAAAGAAGGCATTGAAGAATGTCTATGAAGGACGAAGAAGTTGAGGAAGTTTCTGAGTGTGTGAAGGTTGTCGGTAACGAAATTCTTTTTTACGCAGATGTGGATCGTGAAAACGCTCTTGACTTCGTTGAGAAATTTAAGAAGTTGGAGATTGAACTTCTTAAAAGAAAAGCTGAACTCGTTGGATACGAACCAAGCATTAGGGTCCACATCATGAGTGAAGGAGGTTGTATATTTGCAGGTATGGCCATGATGAATGTTCTAGAGTCTTCTCGTGTGAAGGTTGTCACGATTGCCCAAGGTTCCTGTTGCAGTGCCGCAACTTTCATGTTGCTCGGAGGTTCTGAAAGGCGAATGGGTAGGAACGCATATGTCCTCATTCACCAAATCTCTACAGAATTGTGGGGTAACTTTCAAGAACTCAAACACGAACTGAAGTCGAGCACCAAGTTTATGAAGATGTTAAAAGATATGTATCTCTCCAAGACTAAGATACCCGAGCGCAAATTCAAAAAGTTGATGAGGAAGGATATCTATTTATCCCCGGGTGACTGTCTCAAATACAAAATCGTAGACACAGTAGAATAGTCTGTTTTATTATCAAAATGTTTTATACTTCTTCCTTCCTTGATTAATATTCGACGATCTCTTATATAGACATAGAATGCACACGATAATAAATAGCACACAAAAAGTGTTCAAATTCATCGGCAACGTTTTACTTTCTGCTGGCCTAAGTCGCTCCATCCTGCCATAATTCACAACTGGAATCCCTGACATCTATTTAAAGTTGAGAATTTATTTGTGGTAATAAATAAATGAATAGGGTGGCCATTGATGTCGATGAAGTCTTGGTTAAATTTCTCCTCCCTATGGCGAAGCATCACCACCAAGTTCATAAATTGGGGAGGAAACCCAAATATAATTACGTGTATCGCGAGATATTTCAAGTAGATGAACCAGCTTCTCAAAAAATGGTCCGAGATTTTTATAAATCCCAAGACTTTGTGGATCTTACCCCTATACCTGGATCCCAAATGGCAATGTTTAACCTGAAACAGCACTACAACAAAATGTATATCCTCACTGGACGTCAAGATATGGCTCGAGAAGAAACTGAAGCGTGGATAGATACATACTTTCCCGGTATATTCGATGATGTCATACTCACAAATAGTTACACACCAAATGAAATACATAAGGTGGATATATGCCGTGCCCTCAATATAGGTCTCCTCATAGATGACAATAAGTCCATATGTGATAGGTGTATCGAAAATGGTGTGCGTGCCCTAAACTTCGTAGGGGGTGAAGACGAAATATATCCATGGTGCGAAGAGAGTGACATAAGTATTCACGGGTTCAAAGAACTTAAAATATAAATCGCAATTAATAGTATGTCGTTGGGGATTGTCACACCTTGTTCACTCCAGGGGATCGGAACAAGGTTGGGGTGGAGACTGAGGGAGGAACATCGTCTCCATATTTCACAGAACTATAAGGATGCGCAGAAGATGGTATCACGAATGGAAAAACCTCGTGTGATGATCACATTTTTACCCGCGTGTGTGGAAGATTCTACTCGGGCGTTTGAATCTATCGTTGAACACATGGGACCACTCGACGTCGTGCTAGATTGTATACTTGAATCTGACGAGTACACCAACAGTCGTTCAAGTTATTGCCAGGAAAATAGCACACAGTATATGTCTATACGTATAGAACACGAGGGTGTCTTTGTGCGTGGACCACGTGTCGCGTATCTCGAAAATCTGAATCTTTTGAGAAAAATTAATCGATGTATCTACTACGTCGGTGCGATAGAAGAAGTGTAACTTCAAAAGACTGGAACCAATTTCGAATCATTCTTCGACTTCATGAAAATGACTTCATCACATTCACCACCTTTCATGGCCATCTGGGGTTCTCCACATGTAGTTCCAACCCTTTTATGCCTATCACATGCACTCTTAGTCCTGTCTGTGATATTCATATTCTGACTGTAACCGATAAATGTTTTATCAACAGCGCCATCAACGTCGAGAGCTTCAACCGTAACTTTCCACGAGTATGGACCAAAGCTCCATTCGGATTTTACAGGGATGGGGGGTGGCGGGTGGTCTAACAGTGAAGACTTCAGTCCTTTAGACTTCCTCTTACTGGGAATAAGTGGGGTAAACAGAAACTTAACAAGAGTTGTCATTACTATTGTTGGGTTTTGTATTTTTAAGTAACACCATTCACGTCAGTTTCATTTTCAATCACAATTCTGTTTAAAGAAAAAGAAATTAAAGAATGTATGGGTCCTGCGGGGATTATCTATAGGATTCACTGTGAAGTATCGGGGAAATCGTATATAGGTAAGACTATTCAGCCCCTAAAAACGCGTATTCAACAACACAAAGGCAATAATAAAAATTCGTGTCGTGCTTTATCTGAAGCCACCCAAGAGCATGGATGGGACAACTTTAAAGTTTTCGTAATTTGGGAAGGAAATGCTACTATACTCGGTGAAATGGAGAGGAAACTCATCAGTGAACATGGAACATTAGAACCTGGGGGATATAACATACGTGAAGGTGGTGGGAGGAGTGAAAGGGTCTCTGACATATCAAGAAAGCTCATGATTGAAAAACAAAGGGAAATTAGTAAGCGGAGGGATGGACTTCTTGGAAATCTGGTCAAAAACGGTATAAATAAAGATGGAACTGTGACATCATGGTCTATTAACGTCGCGAGAGATGGTATAACACATAGAGTTGGACCATTTAAAACCAAAGAAGAGGCTATAGAGGTTCAGAAAAAGTTTACAGAAGATCCAGATGGGTTTGAAATACCCCCTCCTAAGAGAGTTGGAAATGGTAAGGGTATTGGTATATTTTACAGTAAAAGTCGTGATAAATGGCAGGTGATACCATGTATAGATGGTAAAAATATACATTTAGGACGATACAAAACAGAAGAAGAGGCTAAAGAGGCTTTAGAAAGGTATAGAAAAGATCCAGAAAACTTTGTGAAACCAACATTACCACGCAATATAGATGACAAAGGAGTCACATTCAAAAAAAATGAAAATATGTGGCAATCGTCATTTTATGATGGTAAAAAAAATAAGTTTCTTGGAAAATATACAACAAAACAAGAAGCTATAAATGCGAGAAACAAATACTTGGAAGATCCAGAAAACTTCGTAAGACCTAATCAAAAGAAATCTGGTAATATACGTCCCAGAGGAAATGGGTGGCAACTTACATATAGATCCAAATACATAGGAAGTTACAAAACAAAGGAAGAAGCTACAGAAGTTTTGGAAAGGTATAAAAAAGAAATTTTACAAAGTGGATAACACACTGTAAAAGGACTCTCTGGATGGGTTTCGATCCCACTATCTCCCGATAACTGAGTATTTAGTCATTAATAAATGTAATAACAGTCGGATGCCTTTGCCAGATAGGCCACCAGAGAATTAGTCTGTAAAAAATACAAACTACAATTGCGCTATTGATATACGGCGACTTTCTTCTCGCCAAGATTCGAACTTGGATTGGACAGATCTACAGTCTGATGCATAAAACCAATCATGCTCCGAGAAGTAGCTCCCACCAAGACTTGAACTTGGGGTGGTGGATTCAAAGTCCACAGTGTTGACCAACTACACCATGAGAGCTGGAGTGGCAACTTCCTCACTCGGTCTACCAATAATAACATCCTTATCTTTAAACTCATTCACACATTTCATCGTTAGAAGTGAGACGGAAAAAAGACCAGCCGATGTATTGGCCACTATCATGGGAATGATGGTGAAAAATATGGAGTAGATTAGACCCAACGCACTCGCCAATATATTTATACATAAGAATGTATAATTGAGTGCGTTTGTGTCCTTCGTATTGTATACATGAACAACCTGAGGAACGAACATAACAGTGATGAGAATAGCACTTACCAACCCGATGGCATTTATGATGTCATCCATTACTTGAATTTAAAATGTAATGTTTAAGTAGGTATGATATCTTTTGTCATTCTGTTCGTCATCAGTTTGTTCATCATAGTAAACAAGTCAAAGTATCAGTATAAATGTTTCTTGTTGACGATGGAAGATGAAAAGTTGAGACAAAAGAAATTCTTCGAAAACCATGATTCCAGTATACCAATTGAAGTGATATACGGGTCAGATACCCGAAATGTAGAGACTGCTCGAGAGTACGAGGACAAAATCCCACCAAAATATTTCAACAAGGCTGTAGAAATGCATTACAACTCGAATGTGATTAGACCAGATATCACGTATTTCAATATGGGTGCTATTGGCTGTTTCATGGGTCACATGGAGTTTTATGATAGATGCTTCGACCAGGGTTTAAAATACGCTGTCATATTTGAAGATAACGTCATCGTAAAGTCGAACCAATTATACAAACAAATTCAAGATGTCATAGATAAAAAGGGTGATGACTTTGAAATGTGCTTCTTCCACTGTTTATCCAGACTTCCATTCGACAACGGGGAGGAAGAAATCGAACGTGTAAAATGGATATCAAGCACCAAATGTTATCTCGTCCACGTGCCGAATATGAAAAATTACGTGAAGCACTTCTTACCCATGGATAACCATGTAGATATGAAACATGAGGACCTCATAGCGGAAGGTGCTCGAGTGTATTACAAAGATCTAAGAAACTATATGCGCATAGACAGGTCCCGTCGTAGCACAATAGGACATCGAGAGCACGGACAAGAAAGTTTCGTCTCGAGACAGTATAAAAACGCCACAGTTAATGATGTAAAGTGGGGGTATTGAATAGGCTTATAGAATTGAAACGATACATTGTTATAAAGGATGGCCATTGATAAAACGACGAAAGATAAATTGACTGATTCCGAGAAGAAGAAAATCAAACAAGAGAATAAGGCTAAGGCGAACCCTGGCAAGGCTGAGGCTAAGAAGGAGAAAAACGACGCGTGTCGGGAGAAGCGGAAGGAAGAGGGAACTACTAAATCATTTTCATAATCACAAACATTCAAAATCACAACTTTTACAATGAGGATAACTCATTCTAAAAGCTGTTCCAAACGGGGCTCGAACCCGGGACCTTGGCGTTATAAGCACCACGCTCTAACCAACTGAGCTATAGGAACGGTGCAACCTGGTTATATGACTAACCAACTTGTATAACGGTGGGACTCCCCCACAAATGATTTACACCCCAATACTTTAAGCTGATAAATGGAATGTAAGCCCGGCAGCTTTAGTTGACCTGAAGCTAATGAATGATGATTCCAAACTTCTTCGACATGAACTTATCGACACCCCCAAAAGACGGGAAACTCCAGAGATACCAACGTGACCAAAAACCAGCACTGTTGATACCACTCATTCCCCAATTCTCTGAGAAGCTGTAATCTACATTCAACATCCGGTCCTGTATCTTCTTGGGGTCTCTCTCTGCTGATGTGCGTTTGGGTACTCGACCACCATGGCGGAGTACGTAGGAACGCATACGTGAAGGATTCTTGTGTTTGGTGTAGTCGGAATATCCACGCGCACCAAAGTCAACAGTCCTGCCGTCTTCTAATGTAGCCCTAAATTTCTTAACAGAATTGGGGCTACGAGTAATCTTGACGTGCATACTTATAATATACTCTGAAAATAATTTAATTGCTGCATGATTTGCACCCGTAGGCTTCCTTCTTGGGGAGGACGAAGAGACGCTCATCACCACGCTTCACACGGTAGAGGTGATCATACATGTGAAGAAGGGCAATAGCAAGAGCGAGGCTAGACACTACAACACCCTTCATCTTACGAGCCTTGAAGGCGTAGAGAACGATGCTAGCAGCGAGAACCATCTGAACAATAGTTAGTTTGGGGATGGTGGGCATCGAGAAACGAGTGGCAACGTCCTTGACTTCCTTAGTGGGCTTGGGCTCCATCTTTTCTTGGGTATAACCAGGCATTTTATTATCTACTGAGAAAATAATGTGGAGGCTCCTGTTGGTCCCAACCCTAATGATCGCCTATGATTTTTTGAAGCTCCCTATAGACACTCTCTACTTCCAAAATCCGATGAGACCCCTGTCAGGGATAAGAAACACTTTTAGGGACATGTTATACTTCAACTCAGAGTGTTCAGTGAAAAACTTTCCTGGTCTAATGTTGATAAAGTTTCACTTCGACGAGATCAAAGAAGAATTTGAAACTATTCACCCATCCCTCGATAAAACATTTTACCATGACATCAGTCCGTGGTTCGAGAAGAATGAGGAGTATTACTTCTACAAGGTTGAACATTTTCCAATTCTAAATAGTTTGGTGAAAAAGATTCCATGTATAGACACCAAAGTCGCCGCATTTGCCGTGAGTGAAGGACCGATGAGGCTGTATCCACACAGAGCTGAGTCTAACAGTCTGCTAAGATACCACATCACTATACAAGGTGGTGGTGCGTGCACTTTGTATACTGAGGGGGGCTCACACGTTCATGAAGAGGGTGAAGACTTTATATTCGACCATTCCAGGTATCACGAACTCGTGAAAGAGGGCACTGGTAAACGGGTGGTTCTCATTTTAGATATCAATAGGTGAGATGATTCCGACACACAGCTATGTATTTGTCACTTCCACCGATGAGCTCTAGGGTTTCATCGTCTACGATTCGTTTAGTGAAAGGACCTAGAGTTCCATCATTACAACGCATACAAAGTGCTGAAAGTTTGGTTACATCACACGCGAGTGGGATACAATCAATAAGTTCCCCAAACTTACACTGAAAAGAATCAGCGTCGAGGCCAGCGAGAATCACAGACTTGTTTACGTGTAGACAACACTCCACAAACTTCTTGAGTCTAGGGAAGAATTGTCCTTCATCAATAGCAATTATATCAGCCCTATCGAATTCATCTGTATTAATAATTTCAAAAGGATCAAACACTTTATGACAGTCGAATTGAACATTATCGTGGGTTTTTAGAACTTCTTCTGGTGACCTGATATCTTTTGCAGAATTTATAATCATTACATCTTTTCCGATAACTTTTAAACGCTTAAGTCTCCGAATAAGTTCAGAGGTTTTACCAGAAAACATATTCCCCATAATAATCGACAACCCCATTCCCTCTGATTAATATACGGGTATATCTTTTATATGTATACTTTTCACAGAGCAACTTTTAAGGGTCACGTGGGGTATTATGACCCAAAGTCAGGAAGTGTGAAATTTGGTTCACAAGTATTTCCAAGTATTGAGGTAGCTATAAAATATCTGAATGAGAAGTAAGGTGCTATTTCAACTTTGATATAGTATAAAGAGCTAATAGTGTATGTACAGTGTAGTACACGATATTGTAATCATCTGTAGATAACCGCTGTTTAACCTGCAAAACCGAAAATATATCGTATAATTGCCTATTCTCATCTAACCCACATTCTTTGTTGTATATGGGCATAAGAAAACACGCCTGCTCTTTATTAGGGTTAAATATTCCCTGTATAATCAGACCGATCGCACCGATTAAAAGAATGTACAAAATACGTACATCTTTGAATATAAATGGACCGAGATAAATGAAAACACTTGTGATATTATGAAGATAATGTAAGATGTTATGCTCTAAAGGTACTTCTTTTTTACATGGAGAGTGATACTTATCTAACATGTAAAAAATCAAACCCAATAAACATAAAATTAAAACTTTATTCATCGTTCCTGAATTACACGGATATTTTTATCTTTAATCGAATCAAACTCCCGTGTCGACAATATAAAGTTTGAGTTGAGATTTTCTTTCATATGACTGAAAGATTTAATGGCGAGTGATGCACCTGTATTTAAGACCCAACTCAACATAACACTACTGGGTGTACAATTTCGATCTTTCGCAATCGCGACAATATATTCATCAGATAGCGCACTTTTACACATCGGACTATACGCCATCACATTGATCATGTTTTTATTGCAGTATTCATGTAACTCCTTTTGTTGAAAATGTGGATGTAATTCAACCTGATTCATAGCCGGCTTCAAATGTTTTATTTTATCGAGGTGTTCAATTTTAAAATTCGAGACACCAACATTTCTACACAAAGTTCCTTCGAGTTCCTTCATTTTCGTGAATACAGTGAGAACATCGGCATCATACCGATTTCCATCTTTATACACGACCGGCCAATGAACCAGGTACATGTCTAAATATCCAACTTGAAGGTTATCTATGCTCGTTTGACAAGCTTTCTTCACATCGTCATGTTGATCATTCCATAATTTCCCAATGACAAATAAATCATCTCTCACACATACACCTTCATCGATACACCGTTTAATTTCTTTACCGATCATGACCTCGTTTCCATAGAAGTGTGCACAGTCAATAGTTCTGTATCCACATTTTATGGCATTATAAACATCATCTTCATTTACACCAAACGTTCCATACGCAATTTTATGCATTTCATATTTGTTAGGAAATATCATACGATCAATACATGTCTTGTTCAACCCATAACACAACGCGTCTGTTTCAACTCTGATCGTATCGTCTGTGAGGTTTTCACCAAATGAAAAATGAATATGATTATTTTTCACACTCTTGTCATTATACATGAACTCGAACATTTCACTCAAAGTAAATATATTTCCACATCGAAACATTTTGGGTAGATGGAACGTATCTGAATATTGTCTGTGTCGTTGGATGAGTGTGTCATCGTGAATACCTAAAACATGTCCGACGTGTGAGGCACCTATCATTCCCACATTTACAGCTTCCCCGTGATAGTATTCGTCTTTTGCCGCATATTCCAACGCATGTCCATATTGATGACCATACATGAGAATCGGATGTTGTTCCCATGGATCACTTCGCACATGTTCAATTTTAGCTTGAATCGTCTTCATCACGTTAGTAAACATATCATCATCCGATAGACTGAATTTTTCACACACCGCGTGTTTAATAATTTCTGCGTACCCGTCCCATATGAACCGATCGTCTAACGTTTTCAAAAAGTCGTAGTAAACATAAATGTTAGATGGCACTTTGTAGCACCCGATTTGATTTTTTCCATATTCCGTATTTAACGCCTGTTTATAAGATATGCACGCATCCGTCATGGCAAGTAAAGTCGTTGGGAAACTTACAAACTCTATACCTCTCTTGTACGTACCCGCGATAAACCCAGCCAGGTTACTTACAGAACCACCACCCACAGACACGACAACTGTATGTGTATCCATCCTATGTTTTCCCATTTCATGTATAAATTTTGAATAATAGGAGAGATTCTTATACTCATCTTTGGCTTCAACCTCGAACACAATTCCATCAACTACTGGAAGCCCGTAGAGACGTTTAATATTCGTATCGATGAACAGTACAACCCGGTTTTCAATCTGCTCGATAACATGTTTCCATTCAGGGACAGTTTCAATGGTACATATATTTTCAACCTTTCTATTAATTATAATCTTCATTTACTGTATATGAATATACTGTTATTTGTTCTGGTGATCATTCACGCGGTGTGGATCATCGGATTCCAGACGTTTGGATTATTCCTGTTACCGAAGAAACTGTATTACATGTATCCGCTCGCATGTGCGCTCGTGAGTCTACATTGGATTATTTTCGACAATAAATGTATTTTATCTGTTCTGGAAAACAAGGTTTCTGAAGATAAAAATGGTAACGATGACACGTTCGTGTATAACGCGATACGCGATAAATTGGGTGTTCCCATATACAACCAAAAAAAATTCCAACATACGATGATGACGGTGAGCTTTCTCTACGTTGCGTATGTATACAGAAAAGATCCCAAGATTCTGGCACTGTGTCTCGCGTGTTTATATTTAAATAGATGGGATGTGTGGTCTAAAAATTTTCTGTAGATGTAGTATGAGCGATTGTTACTACACGAAATCGTATACAATCGACAAAGGCAATTATGATGGTGTGATAGAATGCACCTATGTTCTTCTCATGGAAAACTCAAAACGAGAAGAACAGATCCTACGACAAATTGAAGAGGCTAAAATTACCAGGCGGGTTGTAATCCAATATAACAAGGGATACAAGAAGTGTGAGAAAGATTTGCGAGTGAATAAACCAAACTACGATCTCGAAGATGCTGTGAAAAATGTTTTTAAGCACGCCCTTAGCCAAGGGTATTCTCGAATCGTAGTACTCGAAGATGACTGTGAATTTGATGAACGGATACGAGATCCAATCGTCGTGAATGACTTGCGTACATTTTTAGAGCGACGTGACCCAAAAATATACAATTTGGGGACATCAATTTCATTAACTTCACCATTCGATGTTCTTCTTCACAACAAGAACCAACGATTATTATACACTACGTGCGCTCATGCTGTAATTTACAGTAGGGAGTACATGGAATCTGCAGTGAATCGCGACTACATGTTGGGTCACGTAGATTTCGAACATAATAGAACTTGGTCTAAGTACACGTATACATATCCCTTAGCATATCAAAAATTTACGGACACAGAAAATAAAAAGGAGGGCTGGGGATACATAGGTAACTTTTTGGATTATATTTTATTTAAACCCATGAAGTTGGATACACAAGTGCAACCCGGGTTTGACCGCATCAAACTCATATGTGACTACGTGAGTATCGTATTATTCCTACTATTGTTATTCTATCTAATACGAATTAAAAATTATCTAAGTAAAAAGTAAGATGCCCCTCAGCGATGCAGCCATTACCAAGAAAGTTGGGCAACTGCGTCACACCCAAGGTAAAATCTATGCACCCCTCAAATATTTTAGGGGTCTCACCACTCTCAAGGGGGTTGAGACACGCTATAAAAAGATGCTCAAGAGGGACTACTCCAACTTCAAGACAGATGAGGGACAAAAGACTAAGACTTCCTCCTACACCCAAAAGTTTAGGAAGATGTATCCGGGAGCCAAATCCCTCCCTGAAATTTCTAAGGCTACTAAGATTCCTCTAAGGACTGTCCAAACCATCTACAACAGGGGACTCGCTGCGTGGAGAACCGGGCATCGTCCGGGTGCTTCTCCACAAGCGTGGGGGTATGCTAGGGTCCACAGTTTCGCCACTAAGGGGAAGACGTACTACACGGCGGATGCTGACTTGAGGAAGAATTGAT